CGCGCGGAGGATGGGTCAACGGTCCGATTTGCAATAGGTGCGGTAATCTATGCGGCCAATCAGATAATCGGCGATTGCGCGGGAGCGGTTTTCTGGCCATCCGACTGGACCTGTCAGCCAATCAAATATTTCAGAGTATGTCAGGCCGCGTGCGGACTTGCGTGCGTGCGTGAGGTTTCCGTTGATCAGGTTATCCACGGCCGTTTCTATGCGTTGGATTGATGTCATTGGATGGGTTAGGGTTAGGCTAGATTGAACAGCGCGCGAAAGTCCGCGTAATCGTAGCAAAGGTCCGTCGCGAAACGGTAGACACCGATGTCTTCGGCTCCGTCCGGCCTGCGGACCGTGACAAATTGCCAACGCTCATTGGCCAGGACGAAAGGATCTTCAAAGGAACGGAGGCGGATAAATTCTGCGAGTTTCATTGGATTGGATGAGTGGATTGAGACTTAGAAAGAGCAGCACCCGCAACACGGAGCATCCTCACAACGGCCGCGCGCATTGCGCGTACCTGTCCAGCCTGAGGATAGTTTGACGCAAACTAGATCGGTGCTTTGCGCCATGCGGCCGGTGCATGCGTTGCAATCTATGCGCCAGGCGCGGTTGCGTTTGGTGACGGTTCCTAAGCCTGAGGGAACGTATTCGTGGCATTGGACACACTGACCCGGATAACGGTTGATCATTGGATTTGATGGATTGAGTTTTGATTGAGACTAAAGACACGTTGCAACCTACGCTTTCGCATAGGCTGACACGTTGCTTTAACCCACGACAAAGCCCGTGGTGTCGGTCTTTGCTTTACCTTTCGCGGTCAGGCCCACAACGACACCCTTAGGATCGAGAAAACGGAGGTCATTTTCGTCGCCATTGATGACCGGATATCCGTTCCAATGCGTCGGCAAGGCCTTTCGGAAAACGACCGCCACATTGCCCCCACGCTTTAAGACCTCGAGACATTGCGCCTCATTAGCTTCGGAACGGGAAAAGGTCAGGGAATAGTTCGACGGGAGTTTTCCGTCTAGGAAGGCCAGCATGCGGTCGTAATTGTTGGTATAGTCGTAAAAGCGGGTCGTTTTAAACGCTTGGATGACCGTGTAGCGTTCCCATCCGATATCGGATGTCCCGTTTAATCGGATGACCGGGTGCATGCGCTTGGCCTTGGCCTTACGGATGACCGACGTGACGTTTTCTTTCAGCGTTGCAAGGAAGGTTTCGCGGTCTTTGACGTAGTGAACGGTCTTTGCAATGCGCGCCTTTTGGACGGAGTTGAACGCGCCACGACCGGCCGAGTAAAGGCATGTTTGACGGCATCCATTGGATGCGTTGGGACATGCGTTGAAAAGCCCGGAAACACGGTCAGGTGCAAGATACAGAATGCCGGTCAGGTAGCCTTTTCGCTGACCTTTGACGGTCTTGGCGTTGGTGTCGATTGAGAGGAGGTTTTTCATTGGGTTAATGGTTGGGGGTGAGATTGAGAACGGACTCAAGGTAAGCTTGGAAGATAACGAAAGCGACGATTGCAGCTGCAATGGCTAGGTGTTTGATGCGTTTTGGTTTCATTGGAATTTAGGCGGTGACGGTTTGAAGGGAGACGAAAGTCCATCCGTATCGGCGAGCGTCTTCATGGGCCGCGTCCAGCGCGTCGGTCATTGGCTCGTGATAAGAGATGGTATCGGTGACGGTTTCACCGCTCGGCTTGCGGAAAGTTGCTGCCAAGGCGGTCGAAGGGATGACCAGATTTAAAACCCAATGTCCTTCGTCACCGTCGCCATTTTCGGAAACATGGACGCGTTGGTCGTCGCCGAAAATTGTGACGCCGTTTCCAATCCCATCAAAGTCAACGTCAACGTATCGTTGCTTAAGGAAGTCAACCGCAGCGTCAACCGCAGCGAGAGATGGCAGGGTGACGGTGACGGGAAGGCCGGTTGCCACGCTGTCGGCAATGGCGGCGATGATTTGGCGGAATTCGTTTTTCATGACAGGGAGACGATAGATCGGGGCGGGGCGAGGCGTCAATAAAGAAAAGTAAAAAATATTTTGGAACCTGGCTGAAGCCCATGGGCGGGGAAACTAGGGGCATTGAAAGGCCTTGCGGGACACTACCTAGCGTTGCAAGGTACTAGATATGACAAGTGAACAGTGGACGAAAGCCAAAAGCCTTTACCTTGCGGGGAAAACATGGAAAGCGATTGCAAGCGATTTGAAGCTTAATCAGTCAACCTTGCTTTCGAAAGCTTCGAGGGAAGGATTGCCCAAGGTGAGGAAGGAGATGAGAAACACTGTTTCCTCTAAAGAAACAGTTTCCCTAGAAAGCCTGTCCGCTTTGGTCCGCAGCAAGCTCGCCGCCGATGCCGCAAGTACGTTGGAACGCATCGAAGGCTATTCGTTGGACGGTATCAAGGACGAATCGGTCCGTGAGACTATCCTTGGAGGCGTTGCCAAGCGGTCCGCTTTGGTTTTCGGATGGAGTGAACAGGGTGAACAAGCGAGCGTGAGTATCAATCTACTCGGTTCGATGCCGGACAGAATGCCGATGGAAATCGAAGTGAAAGAATCCGAAACAAAGTGAATATAACAGTGATTGTGCAAGACGGGCGGACTTATAGTTGGGATTAGATTTGCTAATGATAGAAAAGGATTGTTTTCGGCCGGGGAATAGGCGATGGGGACTGGCAGGGTACAGCCCCCTTTTGGGGGTGGGCTTCGTTTACGATACCCCCCTCAAAAATTTTCCGCCTTTTTGACCATGCTAAACAAAATCAAAATTGGTCAAAGTATTTCTCTCTCAACAGCGGAGCGTAAGCTCGCCCATTTCGTAGCCAAGAATCGAAATGGTAAGAATCGATATTTCAACGTGGTGAACCTAAAAATCAGTGCGGAAGATCCGCATACGGTCGATCTTGAGGGAATCTGCGGCGAGTTAGCTTTCTGCAAGCTGTTCAATGTTTATCCTGATCTGGATACGGATCGTAATCCTCCGCATCCGCTCTATGACGCGATTGTCCCGCCGCCACCGGGATTTTGCATCGATGTTAAAACGACCAAGTATGACAATGGAAAGCTATTGGTCGATGCGCGCAAAGGGTTGAAAACCGACGGAGTGGACTTCTACGCTCTGATGACAGGAACTTTTCCAGGTCCGTACACATTCCGTGGAGTCATCGCGAAGGAGCATATCATCCAACCTCATAAACTTGGCCTACTTTGTGGATACAAGAGCTACATGGCGGAGCAATCGGAGCTGACCGATGAGTTTACTAATTGTGATTGACACTTTAGTCGCCCTTGTGCGTCAGTGCGCGTAACGACCTTAAGCAATGCGGAGGCTTGGTCAGCCATCGCAAAACCGTCTAAGCGGCAATGACACTCCGCGTGTAGCAGGTTGGATAATCAGCCACCGTGTGGTGGATGGATGGCCAACCATAACGCAGATAACGTCGGTTTAATTTCATAATCTCATGGCTTGTCCTAATGTCTTCAACGCCTTCGCGGTGGCTACTGAGTCGCTCGCGCAGGACGTTTATAAACGCGCCTCGTACCGCTCGATGTGGCTCAACATGATTGAGCGCGGCGAGTATCCTCAGGGTACTGGTCTGACCCAGACCTCGTTCACCACCACCTCCATCGAGCCGACTGCGGCTGAGGAGTGGTCGGCCATCACGCTCGCCAGCGGTAATCCTGGTGATAACGGTGGTGCTTGCGATGTCACCTACAACGACGTTCCGGTCGGCTACAATGCCGTCACCTGGAGTCCTGAGCGTTTCGCCCTCAAAGGTCCGCTCTTGTGTAAGGACGATCTGACCTTCGATCATCGCGTCGAGGCGTTCTTGCGTGTGTACTTGGAGAAGCTCTCCATCCGCGCTCAGCGTTCTTGGGAAACCCGTTACCAGAACATGTTCGCCAAGTACGCCATCAAGGCTGTGGCCGACTCGTCCTTCACTCAGGTTGAGACGATTCCGTCTGGCGTGAATGAGCTGCCTTGGATTCAGACCGGTTCCGCTGGTCAGGCGCTGAATCAGTCCACCTCCGAGCTGACTCAGGAGATGCTCGATGTGGCTGCTGCCACGCTGATCCGCAACGGGGCTACCAATCCTGATAGCTCTGGCTTCATCAGCTACAGCAGCGACGGCCCGGTGTTCCCGCTATATATCGGCTTGGAGGCTTCGCAGCGTATCGCTCAGAACAACCCCGCGTTCCGTGAGGATCTGCGTCAGGCTGATATGGGCAGCGGCAGCGGCGCTGAGTTGCTCAAGCGCATTGGTGCGAATCGGGTTATCAAGAACTTCCGGCACGTTCCAAATCTGTTCCCGCCCCGCTACACCTACGCTGGCGGCAAGTACACGCTCGTTCAGCCGTTCACCAGTGCG